CGGCGAAGCCCTGGCGGAAGGTGTCGTTGATCTGGTCCACCGTGCGCGTGGTCTCGCGCGCATAGACGCGCCCCACCACGGCCGCCTGGGCGCGCGCGGCGGCTTCGCTCGCTTCGGCCTTGAGCTTTTCCGCGCCGGCCCGGTCTGCAGGGTTCTTGGCGTCGATCTCCTCCAGCCGCTTCTTGAGGTCGATGGCGATGCGGTACTGCTCCAGCGCGATCTCGCGCTCGCGCTGCGACAGTGTGGTCAGGCTCAGCTCGAACTGGGTGGCCGCGTTGGCCTCATCGATGGCCTTTGCATAGTCGTGCACCATGCGGGCCGATTCGTTGTAGCCCTGCACCTTCGCAAGATCGCGTATCGCCTGGGCCTGTTCGCGCAGGGCCTTGGACGCACGGCCCGTCAGGTCGATGCCGGCCATCGTGACGGCCTGGCGCTCCAGCTCGGCGGCGGCGTCCTCTACGCGCGCCTGGCGCAGCGCGCCCAGGGCCGCGCCGGTCTTGCCGATCTCCAGCGTGTCCAGCCTGGCAACGCGCAGGTTTTCCTGAGCCTCGCGCGCGGAGCGCTCATAGCCTTCGATGCGCTGCTCCAGCGCCTCGGCCGCCTGGGCGTCCAGCTCCTGCTGCTGGCGCGCGGCCTGGACCTCGGTGTTGGCGCGCCGTTGCGCCAGCTCGGCCAGCTCGCCCTGGATGTTGGCCTGCTCCTTGGCCGAATCCTTGCGCCCCTGCAGCAGGGCCAGCTCGGCCTGCAGCGCCGCGCGCTGCGCGTCGATGTCGGCGAGCTGCAGGGCCGTGCGCCGCTCCAGCGCCTCGGACTCATCGATGGCGCCGCGCTTGCGCAGCGCGTCCACCTCGGCCAGGCTGTCTGCGGTCTGCGCCGCGAGCAGCTTGTAGCCTTGCTTCGTCGCGGCGATCTCGGCATCGATACCCTGCGCGCGGGCGGTGGCCGCGCTGGCGCCCAGGTCCTTGATCTTCTTGTCGCGCTCGGCCGCGAGCTGGCGCTCGACCTGGTCCTGCTCGGCCTGGGCCTGGCGGATTTTCTCCGGATCGGTGCCTCGCTGCTCCAGGGCGGTGCGGTACTGCTCCCACGCGCTGCGCGAGGCCGACAGCTTGTCCGAGTACTCCTGCTGGATGGCGATGGCGGTCTTTACGCCGTCGTTGGCCTTGCGCCATGCTTGCTCTGCGCCTTGCACCGTGAGGCCGAGCTTGCCGGCGCCGGTGGTCAGGCTGGTCTGCGCTTCCTCGGCGCTCCTGATCTTGCCGGCCAGTGTGCCGTACTGCACGAGCAGCTTCTGCAGCAGCTCGCGGCGCGCTTCCTCTGGCAGGCCCTGGCCCCCGGTCGGTCCCTTGCCGGCCTGCAGGTTGTCGATCTGCGCCTGCAGCTCTGCCAGACGGTCGGTCGCCTCGCCGCTTTGCTTCGCCAGGTCGCCCATGCCTGCAGCGGCCAGCGCGTTGCGCTGCTGCAGCTTGGCGATCTGCTTGTCCAGGTCCGCGATGATCTCGGGCGTGGTGCGCGCCACGGCGCCCTGCACCTGGCGCTCGGCATCGGAGCCCTTGTTGCCCCACAGTGCCCAGGCGGTCGCGCCCAGCGTCACGGCCGTGGTGACGATGCCGATAGGGCCGCCCAGGAAGCCAGCCACCCCGCTGAGCGCACGCCCGGCCACCGAGGCCGCGCCCTGCGCCGCCGCCAGTTGCGCGGCCGAGGCCGAGGCGGCGTTCTGCGCTGCCGTCTGGGCCGTGGTGGCCGCTGCAATGGCAGCCTGCACGCCGGCCTGCTGCTTGCCCAGCGTTGCCAGCTCGGTCATCAGCACGGCATGGCGGGCCTGCGCGGCGGTCAGCGCCTGGGTGCCCTCGCGCACGGCGGCCAGCGCAATGCTCTGTGCGCCAGCGGCGCGGGCGGCGGCGATCTGCGCCTCGGCCTGGGCCATGGTGGCACGCACCGCGTCCATCTTGGCCACGACCTCGGCACGCGCCACAACAATGGCCTCGCGCGTGGTGTTGAGGGTGGCGATCTGCGTGGCCTGCGCCGCCACGTCGGCCTGAGCCTGCGCGGCCTTGGCCGACAGCTCGGACAGGTAGGCCGCCAGCTTCTGCTTGCTTGTGAGAGCGACCTCCACGTTGCCGGCCGACTCGGCCGCCGACTGCACGGCCGCCAGGCGCGACGCCTGCGCCGCCTCGACCTTCGCGACCGTGGCCCGCGCCATGTCGGCCACGAAGTTCCCCAGCTTCATGCCCATGTAGGCCGACGCCAGCATCGTCACCGCTTCGCGGTGTTCGTAGAGCCCAACGCCCAGCTCGCGCAACGCTCCCACGCCGGTGACCGCCATCTCAGACAGTTCCCGGATGCCCGCGACCAAGTCTTCGTTGAGTGTGACCTTCTGGTTAGCGTCAATGGTCGAGAAGAGGCTGGACACTTCACCCAGCGCAGCCTTGGATGCCGTGATCAGTGGCTCCATACCTTCGGCCGCCACACGCGTGGCGCCTTCTCGAATCTGATCAAGCCTGCCTTTGAAGGTATCGCCGAACGCATTGCTCGACTCCTCGAAGCCCTGCAGTCGAGACATCAGGAATGCGAACAGCCCCTCGCTAGACGCCTTGGCTTTCGCTATGTCCGAGTCCTTGAGCCCCAGCGCATTCGCCAGCGTCGAGCTGGCCGGCTGGATGCCGCCCGCGACCAGGTCGCGCAGTTCCTGCACCACCTGGCTCGCGTCCAGGCCCATGCTCTTGACTGCGTTGGTGCCGACCACGGTGAGCTGGCGGATTTCGTCCAGCGTCATGCGCGCGCCCAGGCCGGGGGCCAGCAGCGCCTGGAACACCTGCACCAGCTCCTGGCTGGTGGCGGCAGTGCGCAGCGCGTCGTCGTTGAGCTGCTGGATGTACTGGACGGCGAGCTGCAGGCCCCGGTTGTAGTCGAGCTGTTGGCCGTTGATGGCCGTCATGCTGCCCAGGATGCCGGCCATGCCGACCTGGCTCACCTCCAGGTTCTTGGAGTAGTCGAACGCATTGCGCGGCAGGGCCGTGAGCGCGTTGCTGATCGCCTCGATGCCGTTGCTGACGATGTGCAGGCCGGCCGCGCCCTGCACGATGTCACGCACCGACATGCTGACCTGCGCCAGGCTGCGTGTGGCGCGCGCCGCTCCCTGCTCGGCGCTGGCGCCCAGGTTCACGAACTCGCGCGCGGCGCGTGGCAGCTCAGTCGTCACCGACTGGGCGTCCACCACCATCTTGATGCCTACCTGGCGTACCGCGCTCATTTGTTTTAAAGTCCCTGTATGTTCAAGTTCCTGACCGGCTTCTGGCTTCCCGTCCTGTTCCTGCTGATGGTCTTCAAGGCATCAGCTACAGGCGTGTGGCTGGTATTGCCCCTGGTGCTCGTGCCGGCCTGGCTGCTGTACTGCCTGATGTCCAGCCGCTGACCGCCACCGTCTCCAGGAACCAGGCCGGGCAATCCGGCCTGTTTCATTTGCGGCGCTGCTGGTTGAGCAGCTTCACGGTCTCCTGCTCCAGCACCTGGAGCTGGGCGAACACCTCGGCCTCCCGCTCCTGCGGCACCCCATAGCGCCGCATCACGACCTCGACGCCGGGGTAGTTGAGCCCCTCCCACACCACGCCACCGCCCAGCGGGATCGGCGTCTTGACCCATTGCGAGCCACAGCCCAGGTACACGTCCCAGGCCATCGCGTGCTCGGGCCACAGCGCGTAGTCCTGCGGGCGATCGCGCTGGTGTTGCGGAGGAATGAGCCGGTTAAGGTCCACCCCGAGCAGTGCGGCGTCGGCCCGCAGGTCGTCATCGACTACGTGGCGGCGCGCGCCGTCTCGGCCGAAGTGGTGCCGGACGGCGCCGCGGAGTTTTTTTGCGCCGCCTCGCGCTGGTTGACAAAGAAGTGGTCGAACCAGCACACGGCCATGGCCTGCTCCAGACCCGGATAGGCCTGGTTGGTCGAGCGCCGCTCTTCATGGCTGTAGGGCACCGCGTTACCGTTCTCATCGAGCATGCCGCCCCAGCCCGCGACTACCTTGTCGAGTAGCTCGGCATTGCTGAGACGGCGGTGCTCCTGGGTGGGTGCGGCGTCCGCCTTGGGCGCGGGCACCTCGACCACATAGCCCAGCGTGTAGCGCTTGTGCAGCTCGTCGCGCTCGCCCTCGGGCAGGCGCTTGAAGATGGTGTCGAACTTGTGCACGTGGAACGTGCCGTTGTCGTCGGGCAGGAACAGCTCGGCGGGGCAGGTGACTGTGGGCTTGAGACCGGAAATCTTGACGGCCATGGTTTTCCTCTTGCGGTTGGTGGTGGGTGGTGGGTGGACTGGGGAGCCGCCGCGCCGGTCAGCGCACCACGATCTCCCATTCGTCGTTGCCCAGCAGGGGCACGTAGCGCAGCGGCACCGTGATCTGCTGGACACCGTCCGACTCCCCGAAGGTGGGCTTGCCAAGCTGCACGTTGGGCGCGATCAGCTCGATCACGTTGGTGGCGCCGGGGCCGTGCTTGAACGCGATCGGGCCGCGCGTGGACTGGCGGGCCAGCTCGACCCAGTTCTTGTCGGATACGCGGGTGTTGTCGAACGTCACGCTGCCGGTGCTCTTGCGGCCGGTGATCTCGACCGTGTCCACGTTGATCAGGTCGCGCTTGATGACCGTGTTGCCGAAGTCGAAACTGAATGCGCTGGCCGCCACTGCCGTGCCGTGCAGCGACAGCGTGGTGTTCGCCTTGTTGACGCCGAACGGGTCCTGGAAGGCGGCATAGGAAGCGGCAGGCAGAGGGGCATCGGTGGCCGCCTGGTAGGTGCCCGTGATCTCGAACTGCCATTTGGCAATCGTCTTGGCGTCGCCAGCCAGCTTCGTGTTGATCATGCCGGCCGTCATCTTCTGCAGGTTGCGGCCCACGGCGATGTAGATCGTCACGCTCTCCAGCCCATCGGTGACGGGGGCGAAGCGCACGTCGGTATCGTCGTTCACGGTCACGCTGGTGGCCGAGGCGCGCAGCAGCGCGTCATAGCCGGGCAGCTCGCCGGGCACCGCCACGCCCGCCGCTTCCACCGAGAACGACAGCTTGGCGTACTGGGTGACCATGGTGCTGCCGCCGTCGCCGAAGTACGGGCGGATGTTGTTGCGCTCGATCTCGTCGCCTTCCAGCGGCGTGAAGGTCACATCGCTCACGAGGATGGCGTTGGCCGCGCCCGTGGGCAGGGCGTCGGTGCCCTTCGTGGTTTCGACCTTGGCGAGGATGATGGTCTGGTTGATGAAGATCGGATCGGACATGGCCGTTTAATTCCTGTGCGTGTTTGTTGATGGGGGCCGCTCAGTCGGCTGCGCGCCGGGTGCGCTCGATCAGCGAGCGGGTGCCATCGGCTTTGCGGCGGTAGAGGCCGCCCCGGCCGGTGTGCTCGTCGCGCGCCGGCGCCTGGGCCGCCGGCGAGGCGGTCGCCGGGGCATCAGCCACGGGGGCATCAGCTCCAGCGCCAGCGACAGTTGCTGCGGCTGCGGCCGGCTGCGCGGCTTGCTGGCCTTCTTGGGCTTGCGGCGCTTGCGCGTCGTCACGGGTGGTGGCATCGGGCACCTTCTTCAGCTTGGTGGACTTGGTCACGAGTAGCTCCAGGTTCTGAGTTGCAGGACAACGGAGTGGCACAGCACTCCCGAGAAAAAAACCGGCCCCGCATCCACGACCTGCACGCCATCGGTGCTGTCGTCGCGGCCGGCCAGCGGGCCGGGCTGGCACACGCCGCCCAGGGTGGGATCGGCACGCACCACGGCGCGGAACTGCTCAACCAGGCCGTCGAGCACCAGCTCGGTCGCGTCCGCGTCGCGAAAGGCCAGGTAGCCGCGCACCGTCCAGGTGTGCACGTTCACGGTGCGGCGAAGGTTCGGGCTGTGCTCGGCCGTGCTGCTGCGGCGCAGCCACCAGCCGCGGATGTGCGGGTCTGCAGGCGTGCTGCCAGGCGGCGGCGTGTAGACGTAGAGGTCGGCGAACTCGCCGTTGCTGTCGGCGTGGCGCTCGCGGTCGTGGACGATGCCGATCTCGGGCACCGAGGCCAGGGCCGCAACGATGGCGGCGCGGTGCTGGGCCAAGGTGCTCATGCGGCACCTCCGGCCAGGCGCTCGGCCACGCGGCCGGCCGCGCTCTCGAACATGCGCAGCACCTGGCCCTCGGTGGCGGCGATGGCCTGCTCCAGGGGGCGCTGCGGCGCGGTGCCCTTGCGGGCGATCTTGCGGGCCACCAGGAAGGCCACGCTGCGCTCGCGCTTGGGTTCCACGCCCAGCACCGCGCGCACCCAGGGCACCAGGGCCTCGACGGGCGGCATGTGCGGCTTGGTGCCCAGCTCCACGAACATGAGCGAGGGCTGCGAGCTGCCCACGGTGCCGATCACGCCCACGGGCGTTGAGAATGCGTCGCTCGTGATGCTGGCGGCTGTCTTGCCCGTGGCCTTGGGCGTTTGCTCCTTGGCCTCGCGCTCGACCAGCAGCGTGGCCTCGGTCATGGTGCCGAGCAGCTCGCGGCGCGTGGCCTCGGGCGCCTGCTCGAAGCCGCGCAGCAGCGCGGCCAGGCTGGGGATGGACAGGTGCAGGCTGCTCACAGCACACCTCGCGTGAGCTGGTGGCGGCGCCGGCCCGGCCAGGACACCACGGCGGCGGCAGCGGCCTGGCCGCCTGCGGGCGAGCCTGCTGGGGCGAACGGATCGGCCTGGCTGGTGCCCTGGTAGTAGGCCGAGCGGTATTCCTTGGCGCGCGCCGCGAAGTTGCGGGCGCGGCTTTCGGTGCGAGCCACGTCGCCGCCCGTAGCCGCCTCGCGCTCGCCGCTGTAGCGCGCCGCGAGCTGCTGGCACAGCAGGTGCGCCGCGTACTGGGCGACGGCCAGGCGGTGCTCTGCCGGGATTGTGTCCGCGTCCACGTCGAGCAGATGGGGCACGGCGAAGGCTACACGCACGACAGCGCCGGCAGGCAACGCGTTGATGCACTCCAGGCCCCAGCCGCCAGCGGGCATCCGGTAGGCATCCACGTAAACCGGCGTGCGCGTCTCGATGGGGTACAGGACATGCAGCACCCGCGCCGCATCGCTCCAGCCTTCGGGCACGGGGCCGAACACGCCCAGCGACGGCCAGGTCACATCGTCATGCAGCTCGCGCGGCAGATCGGTGCTGTAGCGCACGCGCGCCTGCTCGATGGCGC